GGGTAGGAGTCCCAAACCCGCTTGGCGCGGGGGGTATACCCCTAAGGGGGGGCATATTACTGCCCCCTGTCGGATTTACCTGTTTTCTGCCTCTGTCCCTCACCCGAGGGCGTAGCGGTTCACCCACTGCCCTGCGCTCTGCTTCAGATTCAGGAGCAGTCGCAGCATGTCGCGACGGCGAACGGTGTGGGTGCTGTAGTGACGTGAGTGCCAGAAGACCATGCACTGACGGGTCATCGGGTAGAGTCTGATCTGCTCGGTTGCTGTGCTGTCGGTGTCGAGGACGATGACTGGATTAATCATGGACATGAGTCGGTTGTTTCTTTGAATAGTCTACAGGGTCAGGGGTCAGGATCAGACCAGCAACGCCAGCTCCTGAGTCGTCACACTAGAGATGTCCTCGTCTTCATAGACCCGAACCCATGGGATAGGTTGACCAGAGGTGAGACGCCAGATCATCTGATCGCCCTCTTGCTCCTGCTGCCTGATCGCTGCGATACGGTAAGCACCAGCGATCGTTGGCGTGTAGTCTGCACCGTACTCGTCAAAGGTGCCGAATGAAGTGGGTTGAACTGCGAACATGTCTTTGTTTGTTTGTTGAACTAATTGTAGCAGCAGGGGCAGGTCTGCCTACCCCTAGGAGGACAGTGCCTCAGTTGGCATAGGTGAGGATCTGACGGTCGGGGTCGTGGGTGACGAAATCCCGAACGTTGTCCTGTTGCACCTTGATCACAACCTGACTAGACTTGTTTGCCTTGCTTAGTCCAAGGAAGGCACGGATGCCATTGTTGCTGGTGACTCTCACACGTAGACCGCAATCGAAACCGTGAGGGACCGCCATGGAGTTGAAGACGAGACGACGTGAACTCTTGCCCTTGCCCTTGATCAACTCGCACGAATAGTTTGAATTGATGCAGCGAGTCATCAGGAGACGGTCTGCCTCCATGATGTGGAGGGTCTCGTGCTTGGTGTCGTTGATGACGATCCCCATGCCATACTGCTTCTCAGTAACGTTTGACTTAAGAAAGCAGAGCAGATCATAGGGGTGGATGCTGTCTAGCGCCTTCTCACAGCACTCGTTGAAGAGGTCGCGAGTCTCCTCTACGATCGCTTCACGCTTAGCAACAGACCAACCACGCGCCTCAGTAACGAAGGCGAAGAAGTCGGCAAAAATGGTTCTGTCGATGACGCCAAAGATGTCGGAGGTGTTGACCCAATCGAAAGACCCGTTCTTTAGACCTGCTTTGTGCTTGATACTGATCCCCTTCTCTCCCGCCATGGCGTCTGCTTTGTGCTTCGTCCCACCTAGGTGAGTTACGCTGTCGGGGTAGACTGAAAATTCGTTGAGCAGGTCAATCGTGGCGTGCTCGTTAGAGACGCCTTGGTGATGGGTGCTGCCGTTGGTTTTGAACATAGTTTGATGCGTGATCGACACGCTGTTGGTTGATGAATTAATTGTAGCGGGTCAGCGCCTAGTGGCGATCTGAGATGTCCCAGTTCGTAGACTGGACAGGTTCGATACGACCTGCTCTCACTGCCTGCCTGTACTCCTGCTCTGCCATGTGTTGGCGTTGGATCTTCTCCATGACCTTAGTCATCAGAGGGGAGGGGTTCTCGTTGTGAAGAAAGAAACCTGTTCTAGTCATTGCTTTGTTTTCCATGCTGTTAGTATAGACCCTTAGAGGGGCAGATCTCGCCCCCCTGTGACAGTTTAGAGTTCGGCAAGCATGGCGTCCATCTCGTCTTGATCCACGTCATCGGACAACCAGGAGATGCCATCGCCCGTGATGTACTCGCCAAACTCATCGATGTAACGCTTCGCCCACTTGCGATAACCTAGGTTCTGATTCTCCTTGGCATGGCGGTAGATCATCTCATCGTTACCGATCCACAGGGCAACGTTCCAGGTTTCATAGTTTGCCCAACCGTTGTAGGTCGTGTCCTGAGTCATTGAAGCGGTCATGTGATTGGTTGAACTGTTGTTAGTATAGAGGAGCAAGGGGGGGATTCAACCCCTAGGCAACCAGTTCGTCGGGTGTCCCATACTCCATCACGGTGTGTCCGAGGTAGTCTTCAACGAACGCATAAGCGCCATTAGCGTCATCGTGAAGAGCGAAGCACAGGTCGTTTGCAAGTTCCATGCTGTTACAGACTTCAGACTCACCGAGAGCAGGGCAGGAAACCCAATAGGTGTTGGAGAGCATTTGAGGAGCGGTTTTGATCATGAATCTATTATAGACACAGGGGAGGACGTTTCGCCCCCCTGAGTGGACACTAGGTCGATCGTCCACGGTCGGCCGAACCTGGGTATCATTTAGTGATACCACAGTTAGTGTTACTTAGAGTCGCACTCCAGCATGATTTCCATGGCAAGGTCTACGAGGTCATCGTCTGCCTCAAAGGGCATGATCTGCGAGTCTACAAAGTCCATGACCATTTCAAAGTCTGCCTCTGGATTGGTCAGGCAAAAGGAACGAATGGAAGGGGTGAGATCGGTTAGTGTTTTGTTCATGAGTCTACAATAGACGGTTTTGAGTGCTGTGTCTATTTTGTGGAGCAGTTTGCGAAGTGTCACAGACCAGCGATGTAGTCTGCCAGTTCCTCGTCATACTGTTCCTTGGTGTCAAAGGTCCGACCGTGGATCACCCTAGGATAGGTGGCATCAAGACCAGCAGAGGCGACCATCTCACAGTCTGCCCGATCGTATCCCATCTCAACGAGGTTGTTGACGTATGGGTTGTTGCTTGGTGTTTCGTTTCTCATGCTGTTAGTATAGGACATTTTGAACCGATTGCCCCCCTTGGTGAACCACTTTGCAGATCGTCCACTCGCGGCTGACCTAGGTAACATTTAGTAGTTCGATTTTTGAATTGTTGAATCATAGTAATTCATCATCTTACTATCACGTTCTGCTAAGAATAGCAGATAGCAAGTCATACCCATAAAGACACAAATGCCGCTGAGTACGTATTGCGTCATTCTCATTTTACCTCTACTAATTCTTGTTGGTACTGCACAAGTTGCTCCTCTGTTGCTTCATCTACTGCATCTTGAATCACAGTGTAGATGTAATCAACGTTGCCTACATCATCAAAGATACGTGCAATCAGTGCAGGATCTTCTACATTGTTATTATAATCAGTGTTACCATCTTCATCCTTTAGATGACAATCATTCTTGGTATAAATCCATGCTCCACATTCTGCATCCTCGCCTTGTTCTTCAATCATTCGTGATACTTTGTCTTGAAGTTGTTTGAGTGTGTAGTTCATGATGAAGTGAGTGGGTGTTAATTAGTGTGGGGGCGCTGCTTCTAATTGCAGATCTTTTGTACTCCCCCAATGTTATCAGGCAAACTCAGCGAAGGTGTAACCGTTAACGAAATCTTTGGTCACCTTGTTATCACGAACGAACCACTGAAAATCCTTCTGAAAGACACCGTCAGTGAATGCACAACAGAACTCGTTGATGATAGCGTTCAAACGTGATTTAGTCGTGGTTGATTGCCACCCACCATCAAAGATGCGAACGAAATCATCACCAACCTCAGCAATCTTGTTGCCATGTAGACGAACCTCTGAAACTCCATCGGTCGTGGTGACAGACGTGTTAGCATTGGTCCAGTTGAGGTTGCCTTTGATAGCAGCGTTCATCTGGGTTTCGATCTTACGCAAAATTGGTCCTGTGTGTTTGACTTCCTAACAATACACCTTATCCGAACCCTGTCCCGCTCTCAGGTGCCACTTCGTCAACTGGTTTGTTTTTGTCGTGTTGAGTCCAACCTTCCTCACGATAAGAATCCACCATGACATTGCCTTCGTCATCTAGATCAGAGTGGACAGTCTCGGAAGCGTCCACTAATGCATCAGTAAACTGTGCAAAGTATGATAGTCTATCATTCATCAACCAAAGTGTAAACACTGCAGAAAGAATTGATTCTTCATTCTCTTCTGTTAATTCATGCATCACTTTATGTAACTCACCTTCGATTTCCATCACAGTGAGTTCATCGTTTGGATATTTAAAGATGGTCGTTATCTCTGGACTGTCTTTAAATGAAACGATTACGTATCTCTCATCGGCGTTAACTTCTAACGAGTTGAGGTTACGTCCACCATAATCATTGACGAGTTGTTTTCTCTTTTCATTGGTTGAATCCTGGGCTAATTCTAATGCATTAACCCAGGCATTTTGATCATGATTCATATTCGTCATAGTCTTTGAATTTCCTGACTTTCTTCTTACTTTGGCGACGAATGTTCTTTACTTCATAACCATAAAGTTCTTTGTCGTAGTTGTTGTCGGTGAACTTGTCGTAGTTCTTGTTAGTTTTGGCCATCAGTAAGTGATATCTTCAAATAGTATTTAGAATGAGACTTTTCTCTTTGATTTGTCGGTTAACCCAACTACCAACGGACTTTTCTGGGTCTTTTACTACTATTTGGAGATTATTTGCAAATTCTTGAAGATTATCACAGTTATATGTGTAAATCTTCTCTTTTTTACTCTGATAAGCTATGTTTACCTCTATATTAGTTACTTTAATACTAAAAATAGCACTAGAGTTTAGGTTTTCAAAGACTAATGAATCCATTTAATTGTTAAAACTTAAAAAATGAAAAAGGTTAAATTCTTAAAAATCTCAAAAAGTCAAAAAAGTCAAAAAGTGAGACTTTGAGATTTTTAAGAATCCGTTGTTTTCCATGAATCTAATATACGGCATTCTGCGAGTTCTGGGCGGTCCTGTGTGCCACTTTGAGTTCTGACCACTTTGAGTTGTCTTTCGATAGGTTACGTGCTAAGCCAACGTCTCCAGAGTACCTTTACAGTAACCTCACAGTAACTACCGAGCTACTATACTATATTTTTTTAATGATTAATTATTGTTTGTTCTCAACTGGGTTAACTTATTGAGAACCCTTGCTATGACTTACGCGGAGAACAGTTCACTCCCCTCGGTGAACACTAGTTAGCACATATAAAAGTTGTTGTAGCATATTTGGGTTGATTCACTGGTGATAACCCTCTATGAATGTAAGTCCAAGAGGATGGAAACATCAATACTGTACCTTGTGTTGGTTTAATCAGTGTACCATCTAAGAACTCAGTCTCTCCTCCCTGTGCTACATCATTCAAATAAAATATGCATCCTACATGTCTCCATCCAAGTTCATCTTTATTGGTTAAATCATGATGCCAATGAAAATAATCTCCAGGATCATAACGTCTCAGTTTAAATCCAGTATCATTGTAAGTATTAGATTTAAACATCACTGGTCTTGGATTACAATCATCTAATACTAGTTCACAATGATTGATATACTCTTGTAGTAGTTTATCAATAGTATTCGCATAGAGTTTGTCTATGTCCCACCAATGCTTATGCTTAGTGATATAAACACTCGTATAGTTCTTCCATTGAGTATTGTTATGATGTGAGTGATCTACTGTTTGATGAGTAGTATCTTCTTCAAACCTTTGAATTTGATGCTCACACTGTTCCTGAGTAAATGCTTGTGTAGTATAGATGAAATGTTTAAAATAATTGTTGTTCATTTAATCCAGTAACGACATTACCACGTCTAATCATTTTCATCATTGCTTCTTGTGCCGATTCAAGTTGAAAGTAAGTTGCCTTTTCGATTCTACTTTGAGTGTGTCCATAAGGAATATGTTCATACTCTACTGTGTAATATCTTTTAGGTGGGATTCTTCGAGTCTTTCGACGGTATGAGTTGGTATGCAAGTTTATCTCTTAATTGGTTAATACGTTGTTCATCATATTGTTTAAAATTAGGATATTTGTCTACCTTCTTGTAATAATGTAATGCATTCAGGAGAATCGTATAATCCTCCATTGTTAACATGAACTTAAATTGTTCCATTTCTTTCATAATGGTCTCACGCGATAAACAATGCTAGTACGAATTTGATTCGGTTCAGTAGGACCAAGACCACGATGCGGTATATTTGATGGTAAGATTACAAGTCTACCAGACACATACTCATGCACCTCATGAGGTGTGCAGAGTTCAAACTGTCCACCATAGCTTGACTTCCAGCTCGCTGTCGTGAATTGTAGTATGGTTAAATCATTTGAATCTGATGAATCAATATGTTCAGTACCATCCTGACCATAACATTGTACATTCAATGCGATCTCACTACAATATAATGCAGTATTCATCACATGCTCAATCTGTTCTAGGATTGGGAAGAATAACTGTGCTGATGGTTCGAGTTTTGTAATCTTATTAATTGAATCACGACGAAACAACGTTGTACCAAAAAATCGATGATTACCTTTCAATCCATATGGAAAAGTCTGCCTCCCCGCAATGTTATTGGGAGAGACAGGAATATCCATAACTTTAGCACTCATCTCCTGAACATAAAGTTCATCAAAGAGATCATCAATAACTGTGCAAATAGTCATCGTGACCTCACATAAATGAGTTCATTCCAATATATTTGATGACATAGAAGTAATACATGATGTTTCCTATGAAATGAAGAATGCTCTAGATCAGCAGGATCTTTGTCCCGCACAGAGATCTCGATTGTAATGTAATCTACATCAACAAAATACACCCAACCTTCGACATTACGCCATGGCGTACACCACTTGACGTAATCATTCAGTTTTGGTTTATAGGAATCCACCTTCATAGAGTCGTGTGAGTTCTGCTTCATTGAGCGGTCGATTACCTGAGATTGGGTTGATAAACCCATCAAACGGGTTTTTCTGCTGAAGAACATCTGCAGAAACTTGTTTACCAGGGATGGAAGTGCTCTGATCATAACCCTCACTATATGCTAGTGTATACAGTTTGTTTAAAATATGATGATACTCTTCATACTCACCAGCATATGAGAGATCTTCATAGTTTAATTGTTTCTGTGCTTTACGCACTGCGGTGTAGACTAGTTTCCACTCATGATGAGACAACATATGCATTACAAATTACCTTGTATTGTGTGGGTTTAAGATGATAACGTGCGACATGCTTTTCGACATGCTCTAGACATTCAAACCATGCGAGATTATGATTACATTTACCTCGTGGTTGAAATCTCCATGGAAACATACTATGTGGGAAGAGTTTTAAATCTCTGCTCCTTGTATGTTTAACTCCAGGCGTCGTTTTCTTCTGGCGAGTACCAGAAACCTTTCCAGTCTGCTTCTGTTGCTTCGTAGATCGGGTTGATGTGGTTGTCGTAGATGGTGTCGAAGTCAACTTCTCTACATTCTTCTTCATCGCTTCCGCTGTCTTTGACTTTGGTGAGGATGATTTGGTTGTTTTCGATACTCCACGCGAGTTCGTCACCTTCTTCCCAGTTAAGGTTTTGGAGGACGTATTGCGGGATTTCGATGCAGAGGTCTTGCGTGTCGGCATACTGTTGAACTTCAGTGGTGAAACTAGTCTTTGATGTATCCATTTTCAGTCAACCATTGTCGAGTAAGTGGGGTTGGTTCATATTCTAACCACATTTGCCCGCTAGCGCAAGCAGAAAGCGCCTTCTGAGTCATTCCTTCAGTTCTACCTGCCCAACCTGCTTCTGCCTCCCAGGGGACCGCAGAGGAGGGATAGGTGCGTTCTGCTAGAGTGCGCCAGATCATCGGCACGTTTTCCTCAGGCAAGATGATAGCAATCAGACTATTCTTGATAGTTCCAGCCATACAATCTTGTGCAGCATGCCAACCCTCGTGCCTCATTACGCTCATCATCACACCAGGGCGATTCATATATTTCTTATTAAGATAGAAATTATTGCTCACAGTGTGATACACACCACGATGACCTGTAGGGAAGTAACGTTCATCAGCAAGGTACACTTTCGTACCAATTTGATTCAACGTCATCAGTAGAGTGTTGAACTCTAGT